CACTGTGTAATCAATCGGGCGCACTAAAGGGTTAATCGTTGCCATGTTCTAATCCTTAAAACCCAAGTCCTGGAGTTTTTCCTGCACCATATTGGAAACCTAGCAGTTGACCAGGCAAGTTAAATAATTGTCCATAAGCCCTTGCTTGACCGATCTCACCACCAGCCCGTGCCGCACCCTGTTGAGCAAGTAAATTTGCCACATTTGTGCCAGTAGTTATGCCTTGTGCGCCAACACCAGCGGCAGATGCTTGACCTATTTTTAGCAAATTAGCTTCTGTTTCACGACCAATATCTGAGAAACCACCAAGTCTTCCGTATTGCCGCTCAATTTCCTGTTCCAACATTTGTGGTCTAAATTGAGCCAATGCCGCTTGGATATTGCCACCACGCAATCCACCTGTGGCAGATGCACGTTGCAATAACGCTTCTTCACCAGATCGCACTCTGGCTTGAAAACCACCACCCTGTTCAATTTCTGCAATCGCTGCAGCCTGTCTCTCAGGGCCAAGAACACCCGCTAATGCTTGTTGTTGTTCAAATGCTTTTGGCCCTGCTTCACCATATGCTTGATAACGAGCCATTGCTGGCGCACCAACCTCTACATAGGGTTTCAATATCGCCTGTAAAGCATCAAACTGTCTGCGTTGTTCCTCAATGCCTGCTTGAGCTGCACCAGACTGAATATCTGCCGCTGAACCTGCGGCTTTGGCTTGCATTGAACTTCCGATAAGTTGGCTTCCACCAACGACTAGGGCTGTTATTGGATCAGGCATCGCCAAACTCCTTCATGTAATCTTCAAAAGTTTCGCCATACAAAGCCATCACATGATGACCATATTTTGTGGCATATCCAGCTCCATGAACTAGCGAAACGGTCATTAAAATCAAGTCGTAATATCCAGCTCGCCAAACAAACGATTTGGCATCTGCCTGTTTATTGCGCTCTGCCGTGTCCGAGGCTTGCCACTTGAGAATCATTGTCGCCAGCAAGGGCGTTAAATGGGCGCTGTGGGCAATAAAAAATGTGTTCTGGTGCATACCCACCAATGTATTCCAAATGGTGGCATTGAGGTCTTCTCGTGCCACTTGATCGCCATCGGCAACATCATCAAAGACTTGGATTGCATCAAAGACCATAAGTAGCCACTCTACGGCTGGCGTAGGTAGCATAAAAACCTTTGTCAGGTTTTCTCGCAGTCCATTGGTCATCCAAAACTCCTAGATAGGGTAGGCCGCTGGATGCCAGAACTCAGCGGCTTGATTTTCGCATAAATTGGGAAAAGGTCAATCCTCATATTCTCTGTCTTCCCAAGCCTGACAAACCCGCATATCGTTACAGATAAAGTTCAGCTTTTCGCAATGACCCCTGAATCCTGCACCCTTGTCATAAGCTGCCATTGGGATGCGCTCAATTCTGACTTGGGTCATGAAGCTGTTATCGTAATACTCGCAGTTTGAGCAATGCTTGCGTCTTGCGTCTTTCTCATCGCATTGCATCGCCTCTGCCAAACCAGCGTAAAACTCCTTATTTGCGCCAGGCTCATTGGTTGGCATTTCAGGGCCATAGTTCCAATCAGCAACAGCAACGGCATAGTTCTTTTTATTCTCTGCGTTGGTCAAAAATTCTTCTTCCATCGGCAAGCCATTAAAGCCCCGTGGGATAACCATAAATTCTTTCATTTCTAGCTCCTTTAAGTAATTTCACGCCCACTGGCACGGATGGTTAAAGATGTGGCTGCGCTGGCAATGGTGGATATGAAACTACCAGACTCCAGTGCTTGACCAACCAATTCAGGGAATGTATAGGTCTCATCCGGTGCAATGCTTCGAGTGTCCACAATCAAGTTGGTCGTTCCTGCTGTGCCGCCACTTGTCACCAAGTTAACGCTGATCGTGACATTTCCTGCCGTTGTATTGGTGGCAGTGAATTTGTCAATGATCGCTTTACAGTTCACAGCGGTGTACTGCGTTGTCTGTGTACCTTCAGCCTGTTTTGGTGGTATCAGCACCTTGATTGATACGGTCATTTAATACTCCTTATGTGGCTTCGCCACCACTTGCAATGATTGTGAGGCCAGTTGATGCTGCTTGAATTTGAATAGTATCGCCAGCGTTCAGTACCTCAATGCCGTTGTATTGCAAGGCATTAGCAGTTGGCACAGGCACATCGTATAGAAAAGCATTTCCAGTTCCAGCCGAACCTGCCGATGGCACTAAAAATACACGCACATTGATGTCGGCTGCCGTTGTGTTGGCAATGCTGAATTCTTTGAGCAACGTGCGTGTGTTGGCTGGCACTGTGTAAAGCGTAGTCACACCAGTGGTGATGGCGGCTTGGCCTAATTTAACAGGGGTAATTACATCGAAAGCCATATCAGCACCTGATTAGATCGTACCCTTGGGGTTTGGTTTGCATACGGCAAGATGCCATTTACATCATGCTCCAGTTCGATATTATTACGCACAGGGGCAAGTGCAAGCAAATCTAATGCTTGTGCCAATCTTGGAATGGCATCCAGTGTCTGTTGCACTTTGGCATTCAAGACTGCATCATCATTTGCGGTACTTTGCGCTAAAGCAGAAATCTGCGTCAATGCCTCGTTTGCTGTTGCCGCTGCCGTGTCTGCTTGATACTCAAAGTCAGTCCCGACAATAACCTGAAGTTGGTCAACAGTGGAAAATAGCAATTCAAACTGTCTGATCTGTTGCTGATCGGTCAGAAACTCCGCAAGCTGGTCACGGGTCAGATTTAACTTACGGGAAACAGGTGCGGTTGCCATCAGTATGCCAATGCCTCAATCTGCGCCTCAAGGCGAACATAAGACACATGAGCATCACTATCGCCACGGAAACGCTGTATGCGCCAGTTCCTCATGTGACCCTGCTGAAACCAAGCAAGGCGCTTATTGCGATTGCCAATCGTGCCAACAGAGATAAACTTTTCCTGTGAATAACTCTGTCCATCCAAAGAGTAACTTGTGCTGATTTTTGGGTTTTTGCCCAATGCAATGCTACCCGTTAGACTGACAAGTTCCATCTCGTTAAAGATTGCCCCATTGCTTTCGTTGTAGACAATCAGTGTGCCGAACTCCCAATACACTTGCTGACCCCAATGGTGTCCTGTATCTTGAACCAAGTAACCGATATTGGTGGATTGCGGGTCTCCAACCATCCACTTGTCGTACACCCAAACTAAGTTTCTGGCTCGGTACTGTGCAAATCCAGCAAGGGTTGTGGTCAGGGTGAACCAGACGGGAGTCTGTAATGCCTCAGATGCGGATGCGTCATAAACTATGGTGCGGTCAGGCAAATGCACATAAAGGTGTTGATGACTCTTATCGTTTCTCGCCTCTAACTTAACCAAAGTCAATTGCGCCTCAGTGTATTCAAGCAAAAGATTGTCGATTTCTTGAGTGCTTATTTTTTGTGCAACAGCCGAAGCGCCTACATAGATGCTTGGTGCTTCATTCCTGCCACTTCCTAAAAACGCAATGCGTTCAATAAAAACACAGCAGGCAAATGTCCCAACAACTCCCTTTTGGATTTGTGCGCCATCAATTCGTGCAAATGGGAATAACTCACCACCCACGTTATCGAATACCTCAATCGTATTGCGGTTCAATGCGTATATTTCGTTTCGTAACTTCAACAGCGCAACCACTGGGTCGGGGTCAACTTCAGAACTACCATATTTCAAAGGATTGACTTGTGTTGGGTCTGTCAGTTCTGTGACGATCAAAAACTCGCCATCTGTGGTCATAAAGTAACCATCAACCCAAACCACATCTAGCACCACGCCCAAGTCAGGGTCAGTCACTTGCGTCAGAGTTGTGCCATTCCAGTAATACAAGCGCCCACCGGATGCAATCGCAAGTAAGTCAAAACTGTAATCAAAAGTCACTAGTTGATTTGTTGGCCCACCAACATCACCAAGCACAGTCACTGTGCCTGCGCTGTCAATCTCAACCAACTTTGAACCCATGACTCGATATAGGTTGCTTTGCCAGTTGATGCCGCCACGATCAATGCCTGGCCCTGTGCCGTTGGAAACAATCCCATCGCCTGGTCGCAGAAACCCATTACTGATGCCTGACTGTTTTGGCACAGGCACAAGATTCACTGGGTAACTGGTACGCAGTTCAGGGGTGCTGTCGGTAAAAATGCCGTTCAGAATAGGTATTTGCATCACTTGGCCTTGTTGCGTTCAGAGATGCGTTTTGCCTTGGCTTTGGCATCTGCTTTTGATGATGCGCCCCAAGCCCTCAGACTTAACAGCAAACGTGTGGGTTCACCGTCTTTGTATTCAGGGCCAGCGTTGCCAGCCATACGAGCCAAGAACGATGCTCTGCGAGGATTGTCACCAGACTTGACAGGTGGCTTTAGGTTCATGCCCTCGGCCTTTGCCGAAGCCCTTCCCTTGGCGTTCAAGCCGCCTTTTGGGTTTTGACCTTCTTTTCGTGCATAAGCTGGGCTTTTCATCTGAACCCCTTGATCTTTTCTGCAATCTTTTTAGGCTGCTTGGCAAACTGCTTGCCAGCCTTAGTAGCCTCACGCTTTGCCCGTGTGGTTGCCGCATACTCAGCCGCAGTCAGGGCTTTTATCGCCTTCTCAGGCAGATACCTCTCGCCTGTTTCAGACGATGGCTTTCCAGACTTGGTGCGCCAGTTTTGGCTTGACCAATCTTTGAGGCTTTTTTGTGGGGCTTTCATTTATAGCCACCACCCTTTTTCTTGTACTCTACCGCCAACAGTTGGGCTTTTCGGGCTGACCATTCGTTTGGGTCACCGCCCTTTGTCCCCGCCTTGATTTTTTCAAATAAGGCTTTTCGCATGGTTGGCTTCGTGTAGTTGCCAGCCGCATTGACAGATGACTTTGGCTTGGTAGCCATTACGCACTCACAGCCTTAATCACTGCAAAGGCAATAACAATCGCTTCAGATAATGAACCCAAAGAAATATTACGCACGTTAATGCTGGCTGACCCTGCGGCTGACTGAGCATTCAATAAGTATGAACCAGCCGTACCGCCACTGATATGGTTCATCACCAAAATGTCGCCAGCTTCAATAACGGTGTTTGTTAAGGTGAAACTGACGGTAGTTGAGGCAGCTAATGCCGCACCATCTAAAGTAATTTGACCAGTGGATTTGCTTAATGTTACGCCTGTAGCTTTGCTAGTCAATTGCGTTACAACACCGCCAGAACCTGTAGCGTATCCCTGCTTGCCCGTGCCGCTGATAACTTGATTGCCAGTTGTGCTAAGACTTGTACCTGTAGCCGCACCGATTACTGGTGTAACCAATGTAGGGGTGGTAAATGTGCCTGTGCTAACTGTTGGGTTTGTGATTGTTGGCGTTGTCAGGGTTGGGCTTGTTGCAAAGACCAAAACGCCAGTTCCTGTCTCATCAGTCATTGCCGCACGTAGATTGGCACTTGATGGCACAGCCAAGAAAGCCTGCACATTTGCGCCATAAACTGCATCAGCATTAATCTGATACCAAGAGTTTGTGGGCTGATAAAAACGAATGGCTGTTGCTGTGCCAGCGGGTAAAGAAGTCACGCCACCATAAAGAGCAGTTGCACCATTCAGCGCAATTGTCAGTGATGTAATCTCTTGGGTTGTCGTAATCAGCACCGTAGTGCCATCAGGCACACCAGTATTCAAAGGCAAAGTAATCGTGCCGCTTGCCAGTGTTCCAGCAGGTTGCAACAGCATCCATTGGTCTTGGCTGACAGGAGTTGGCACAGTGATGTTGAACCCAGAGCCAGGCACATAAAGATTCACCGACAGCGTTGGCGATGCAAAACTCTGCTGAAAAAACGTCAACAAACTACCAATCGAGGTGCGCCTTGCATCCCCATTGTTGGGCGAGTAAACGGGTAACTGGTCTCCGCTTGAAACAGTGCTGAGTACTGGTAACTGATTGATTTGTGGCATGACTGTCCTTAATAGTATTCGAGAGGCCCATCAGGGCCAGCAGTAACTGGGTTGGCTGGTGGTCTGATAAACGGATTATCGTAGACCCTCCAAGGCTTATTGCCA